AAAATGATAAGAATGCAGAACCACGTGAGGTCGGATACGTTGGTTTTGGTCACCCCAAAAATTTTAGGATAACGCGTATAAGTGCATTAGATGATGAAATGTCGATGGCTTCTCAAGTAGTTACTGATGGTGTAATTAGACCCGCAATTACTAGAAGATCGGAAAAACTTTTAGAAGACGAAAGCATATCAGTAAAGGACTTCTTACCCGCCTCACCCGGGGCGAAGGATAACTGGTTGCATAGTCTTACCCATGAAGAAACCTAAAATAAAGGCTACAAATATAACTATGTATGCAGCCTTATCCAGAGAATTTAGAAAATCTGGAACTCTCGGGCCATCTGACATGTGTTGAGGTGGATACATAAAAGGCGGTGGAGGGGGTTGCATGTAGAACTGTTGGTCTGTCTGCTCCTGGATGGGTTCGTCCGCCTGTTTATCGTCGATAAGCTGCGGGCTGTACTCTATGGGATTTCCTAATTCCGTTTCCATATGATAATTAATATGTCTATTTTTTTAAGCCTGATATTCCTCAACAGATTCTTCATCATCATCAATGAATCCTTTTAGATTACCGTTCTCATCTGCTTCACTGTCCGAACCGTCGTCCTCGGTATCAGTCTCCGTTTCACAAAGATCTTCTTCACCGGAGTTATAATCCGTGTCGTATTCATCGTCGGAATAATCGTCGTCGCACACATTTTCCGTGGGCTCTAACCGTTTAGGCTGCCTGGAAACCCGCCCGGATCGCGTTGAAACAGGCTTAGCTGGCGTCATGTATAATTAACATGCAAGTTTCTTTTAAATGACTTTATTACGCTAATGCAGATAGTATATTATCCGTTATGATGTATTCTCTATTCCTGCACGAACAGGTCTGTGTGATCCTATTCTTTGTGATTTTGAACTGCGTATCCGTAGAATTACACTTCGTACACTTTAAATCCGTGTAGACTATACGCTGAAATTTTGATTTTTTCGTTACACTCTTTACAGTCAGGGGTGTATTCGTCATATTTTTATTGATGAAGGTTTGTAACATGTTGACGCCTTTTACTGTATCCTCTTTCTTTACTTCGGGACAAACCTGACACGTTAACTGTGGTGTATCGTATAATGATGCTTTGTATCCATCTTTATACAATTCTCTAAAAATTGTGTCTGGTAAACGGTGTTTCCGTCCGTAAAAATCTTTACAAAACCCGAACCGTCTACCTCGCATAGTTTCACACGTACAAAAACATCTTTGTGCGATCGTATGACCCTCGATTCTAAACCATACATGATTCGATGCATGTGATCTCTGCATATTTTCACAGTATTTAGAGTTGGTAGATACGAGGTAATTATTCTTATCTTCGTACACTTTCGTTATTTGCGCCGTTTCCTGACCCTGTAAGTTTTTTTGTACGAACGCTTCAATATCTTGTATGATCTTTTCATCTGAGAAGACATTCTTCGTTTCGCGTAAGGTAAAACCACCTTCCATACGCGTCGAGCCCTGTACAATAATGGGTGTCGTGATTTCTGATCGAAGAGTTGCCATTTGCATAATCTCTAGACTCGGCTTTTGATCATGGATATGAGAGAGCGAAGAATTTTCGTGTGAGTACATGAAGACGGGTCTATATTCGCCTTCGATTATCTTACCTTTATCACATGACGCACATCCACGCCCTTCGCATGCATCGTGTTTAGCCTTTTTATGAGACCACGGCATACGAAACCCACTCCCCTTTACATTACGTCTCCCACCGCCATACACAGCGGTATCTACTATATCGTCCCACGGTTTTCCGGGAAACAGTAAAGACAAAGACGATGAGATATGTGAATGAAGAGCCATGGCCGATCCGTGATCAACTACGAAATTGGGCCAGTTCATATGAATTCCGTGCTTGATTTTATCTCGTGAAGGTTTAGGTTCAGCTACAGATATGAGTACATCTTTTCCACCATAATGCGTCACTCGGTCACAAATCGTTCGAACATATTCTTCCAACCTTTCGAAGGATAATTGTTCGGTGTCCTTGTAATCCAGATCCACGAAAAAATTAAACGTATCCGTTTTTTGTTCGACGACAAATAACTTTTCACCTTCCGTTATACATTTTACGTACATAACGTAAAAATCATTCAACCTATCAAAAGGAACAGATAGACGACCACCGTCCATGAGCACATGTGATAGATTGGAGCCCTCCTTAAAGGTAAACCCTTGTTTTTGACACCAAGATCTAAACATACTTACTTGATTATATACTTACTTTTTTAATACTCTTCTTCACGCCAGACGGAACTTCTCCAAGAAACATCCCTCAACTCTTCTTTCTCCATATTCAATTCTTTCTTTAAGACCATGAGTTCGTATACCGTCTTATCCTTGACTTCTTCGAGATATTTATCAGCCCTACTTTCACTGTAAGCCTTCCTATCTATGAGTACTTCTTTGATTTGCTGAAGGATGTAGTTCTTCGACTTCATTATTTTATAGAGAAGGTTTTTCTATTAAGAGAAGTCACGCATGCATAAAACTCTGGATTTTCTAACACGTTTGTCACTATTCGTTCCCAACGTCTACGCTGGTTAAATTCTCCTAAAGTGTCAAAACTCATAAAATCATTTTCATCGTATGTACGTTTCATATGTATCTTTTTTGTATGCATTTTGTATTTCTCTTCATTAAAGCGGCGAACGAGTTCGAGTTGTTCCGCTTTAGGATAGTCGACGAAGAATACGAACACCGTGTATTCTAGCTCTACATCGGGCTCCTCTTTAACGTTAAACGAATAACTCGTATACTCGCCATTTTTTAGCGAAACGACTCCTCTCGTCTCTTCTTCTAATTCTCTTAGTGCACATCGTAAAGGGCAGAATATTTCCCGCCGCCTGCATCCACCCGTGACAAAAATCCACTCTTTAAATCTTTTATCTCTCACCGTTAGAAACCGGGGGGTTTCGCCAGCAAACGTAACAGGAATCGCAATAGCTTTATGTTTTTTCATTGCACATTAGCCTCTATAATCACCTGATAAGATTATTGGGGCTGAATCATCTCACTTGAACGCGTAATGCGCTTTTCGGGAACCATAGATGGTTCCTCCTCTATGACCTCGATCTTTTGAGCGGGTGTCTCTGGTGGAGGCATCATACTCGAGGCGGCCGCGGCGTTCATGTACGCCTGCGACTCTTCAACTTCACGCTCGATGAAACTCTTAACCTGATCAATTTCTTCTCTGGATTTCTTGAGTTCCCTGTATAAATAAGCCGTTGCGACAACGCAAATAACGACGGCAGTAATGATCGCCGTATCACGGTCGAGACCGAACAACATGTGTGATTTAAGAATGTGTTTTGTTTTTAAGTAGATACAATGGCGCCCATTTTAGAGCTTTCACCTTCTGGACACGGGTATCCGTGTTGTCCAAATTGGATCTCCTGATAATGTGCATCCTTGCACGGAGCATTATCGACTGGAATATATTTATTAAGTGTTCCGGATTTAGGATCGTAGGTGATCATAAAAACGAAAATTATGAGAAAAAGGAATACCCACATTTAATATTATACGGGAATTTAGTTGGAATACATTAATCCGCCCATACCTTGCTCTATACGCATGATATTGTAACCGACCGCGTAAATGTCAGACTTGAAGGTACCTTTATCCGTCACGAGACGAGCCGAGTCAACACGGGAAAAGTTCAACTCGCCGGTAGGTTGGAGCTTGGCGGTGTCCAGGCAGAAAGGGTAGAGGAAATGATTGTCAAGATTGCCGTTGAAATCGGCAAACGGTGTGTGATAGTAGAGAGAACCGGAGGTGTAATGCGGGTTCGCGAGCTTGGAATCACCAACATCGGTACCGTTGATCTGAAGCTTCGTCTTAGCTTCGGCGGTACCGACGAAATCCGCGGCATCGGTGCGGTACGAGCAGAGGAACTTGATGGGGTGGTTGAACGAAAGCTCCTGAACAGCGGATTCAGACTTAATAGCCTTCTGCGTTTGAGTGATGAGCATGTTCTGAGGGGTCGACGCGAGAGTGGTACGTTCATCAGTGTCAAGGTAGATGAACTGAGCGTGAACCTCGTACGCATCACTGGCGAGACTAGTACCCCACGTGATTCGAAGCTCCACATCGTGATATTGCAAGGCCACTAAAGGAAGGGCAGACTGTGCGTTCTCACAGAAAGAGAATCGTAAAGGGTAAATCTTGGTAGTGTCGGTTCCGTTGTTCAAAGCCTTATGGGACTTAGAGTACGTCTGACCGAGAAGAAGGGGGGCGAGACGCTGGGAAAAGACGGAATCATGTGTGTCAATAACTTGACCTCCCACTAAGAGCTCAACCTTGGCGATTTCAGTCTCCCAACCCGTGGGATCGCGGAGACCGGGTGTGTTGCGGTTGGTGATGTACACGTAACCGAGAAGGTCTCCCTTGCGCTCGAAACGGACAGTGGACATACCGTTCGCGACGGGGTTACCCTGGATAACCTGCTTCTCGACGGTCTGAGCAAAATTTGTATGACGTTTGTATGTAGAACGGAAAAATGAGACCTCGGGTCGGCCAACGATATGGGCATCCTGGGCTCCAATTGCCACTAATTGCGCAATTCCACCTGACATGTTTTATATTATACTACGGTTTTATTTTTTTAAGCATTAAAATAAGGGGACCTGTGGATGAAGAGACTCGGTGAGTAGAAGTGATAGAATTCCGATCATCGCGAGTCGACCGTTCACGAGTTCGGTCTCGGGCTTCCATGGTCCCTGGACGTATCCCTCATCCTCTGGGTTAGCGGCGGTGCCGAGGAAAACCAAGGATGCGACGGCGATGGAGAGTCCGATGTTATCATGGAACTGTGCGCTGATAGGGTTACCAGTCATGATCTCATCGACCACCGCGGAGGTGAAGCCAATCATGGCCGCGCGACCGTTAACACGCTCCGCGACCGCTAGAAAATCGTTAGGACGATCGATCTTTGTGAAACGAGAACTCTCATTGGTCGCGCGTACTACGGTGCGGGACTTAACCCTGTTCCTGGATCGAATGGGGGTGGTAATGACGGGCCTGAGAGTGGCGATGCAAGACATTTTGTACTTTACGAAAGCGCTTTTTCTTTAAATCACTAGATTTTCGAGATCCCCGACACGCTTGAGGAGCGATGCGACTAATAGTTCCATCGTCGCGGTTTTTTTCTTTTCGGTTTGGAGTTCTTCTTTTGTGGTTTGGAGCTGACGATCCACTTCCTGTAATGCTGCTGTGGCAACTGTAAATATGGCATCTTTGTCTATTCCATGGAAATCGTCTACTTCTTTTCCGACAAGTTTGGCCTGTCCTATCCATTCTTTATCGATAGAATCTACTTCTACTTTAAACCGCGTAGGACTCAAAATTTCTAAAACTGTAAAATCGCGTGTTGATATAGACGTTTCATAATAAAAATGTGCATTTTTACCAACTTCTATTTGTTCACATGGACTGATGAGTTCTACTGTACCATCTTCGAGTATGTTTGCATCCACAAAATCTTCTCGATTAAATGGCGCCGACAATTTAGTTAAATTTGTCGCATACGGTAAAACTTCTCGAACATCCTGTGCGATAAACCCATATACAGTTCCCTTATTTGGTTGTAACTTATATTTATATGTTTTAGGTTTGATTTTACGAAGAATGTTAAGTGCTGAAACATCGTCTATGTCTTTAATATCTTCTTTGATTCGACGGTCACTATACCCAGACCTGTTTAGATATACGGTTCGTTGAGCGTAATAATTTATATGAAAATCGTGAGCGCCGTGTCCATGTCTATAACAGTCAACGTGGTGTCCGTTATTCGGCCACTCTAAATATGTACCATATCCTGACACGTGACGCTGCCGTCGTAAATCCAATTCGTAGGTGTATATTTGACTACCCACATGGGCGTAATTATGAACATACAAGTTTCTCCATTTATATGACGATGCTCCAAGATCTACGACGTTGGTATGGTGATTAGTACCGTTATGATCCGCGGGAATTACAGCATTATCCGTGAAGTGTAGACCCGCACCTAAAGTTGTCCCGTAATTTCTCCATATACTTCCTCCGTGATCCGTTTGTACATAACTCACGCTATCACCTGCGCTGACTCGGGTATAACCGGAGTTATTAATATCAAACACGTGGGAACTTCCATTAGGTCTAAACGCTAAATCACCCGTCGGTGTAGATTGAATCCAAAATTTATCAGTTCCCGAATGTTGAAATCTTAGATACCCGTTTCCGCTTCCGGCATCTATATACACACTCGCATGGTTAGAACCTGTACCTTTAGACCTTATCCCGGAATCTGAATTATATTGAACATCTAGTGGATTATTCGGACTCGTCGTCCCGATTCCCACATTCCCCGTAGACCTATAAATATCCGATCCACTTAACGTGAAATAGTTGGTTCCATTGGTTCCATTGGTTCCATTGGTTCCATTGGTTCCATTGGTTCCAGCTTGCCCAGTAGGACCTTCGGGAATATTGAAATTGAATACAGCATTTTCAGATGTCCCAGAATTGGTAACACTCGCACCACTCGAATTCGTCACCGTGGTTACCGTACCAACGGATAACGTCCCCGAAGGTCCTTGAATTCCTTGAATTCCTTGAATTCCTTCTATACCCTGAATTCCCTGAATTCCCTGATCACCTTTTGGAATAACAAAATCAAAAACGGCAGCGGAACTCGTACCAGAATTAGTCACGGACGCGTCTGTCCCCGCGAGACCAGTTGTCGTCGTTCCGACGGCTATCGTCGCAGCAGCTCCCGGAGGACCAGATGGTACATTCTCTAATAAAGATCCATCACCTTCAAATGATCCCGCTTTCACACGCCCAGCTGTTGCATTTATTTCGATTTGCGATCCCACACGTAAATCCGTGTTTACGTAGGCGTTACTGTTTACGTGTAAACCCGCGTCAGGGTTTGTGGTGACGAGTCCTACACGATTATTATTGGTATCGACAAACAGGTGGGAAGAGCCTACCAGT